GTACAGGAACAACAGCAACGTTTTATGTATATACTAAAACGACAGCAGTAAGCTCTGTAGCAATTACAAATCAGGGCACAACTGTAACATATTTCCTACAAGGAACATCTACTCTAATCGATAAGATTGCCGTAACTGGTGTAGATTCTGCTCCAGCAGGAACATCTGTAACAGTAACAGCAACAGCACAGGACGTATTCGGAAATAAGATTTCTGGAAAGACTCTTAATGCAATTGCAAATGGTGCAACTCTTGATACAGTAACAGTAACAACAGGAGCAACACTAACAAACTTTGGATCAGCAGACGTTAAGTTTGTTGCCCCAGCAACAGGTCCAGTAACAATTGTATTCTATGCTGCAGCAGCAGACATGGCAGCAGCGGTTACAGGATTCAGCACACCTTCTGCATCATCTGTAAAGATTATTGCAGTTCGTGATTTGGCTGGAGATCTAGCAGCACTTACAACACAACTTGCAGCAGCAAATGCTGCTAAGTTAGCAGCAGAGGCATCTCTAGCAGCAGAGAGAACAGCACTTGCATCAGCAAAGGCAGAACTTGATGCTCTAAAGGCTAAGGCTATTGTTGATAAGGCAGCAGCAGATCTTGCTAAGGCTACATACGTCAAGGAATACAACGCCCTTGCTAAAAAGTGGAACGCTAAGTTCCCTAAGCTTAAGGTAACACTTAAGAAGTAATTTAATATGTGGGGCAGGATAACTTCTTGCCCCACATATTTATAAATGATACAATAAACTTATGGAACCCAGTGTATATGAACTAGAAAATTATTTTAAAGAAAAATATACAAAGCAAATATTAAAAGAAATAAAAGACTTTGAATTACCAGAGCACTGGAATCCAAAACAAGTAATAGACTATATTACTTATAAACTAGATCGGAAATAAAATGTTTAAGAAACTAAGACTATGGATGCTTGAGCAGCAGGTTAATGCCATTGTTGCACAAGATTCAGGAAAGAAGGAATCTACCGTGGCAAAAACTACAAAGAAGACTGTAGCTAAAAAGGTGGAAAAGAAGTCAGAGGCTAAGAAGGCTCCTGTCAAGAAGACTGCACCAAAAAAGACTACAAAGAAGAAGTAATACTATGTCAGATATCCCTGTAGAACACGAAAATATAATTCGTGAAAAGGTTATTCAAAGTTTACTTGCTCTAACTATACCTCCATCATGGAGCCCAGACTTTACATTAAGGTATATAATTAATTATATAGGAGCTGATATTAAACGTGATTAAAGAAATAACTACAGGGATATTTGCCATTGAAAATTATATAAGTTTAGATACATGTAAATTTTTAAGCAATTGTTTTGATTTATCTATAACTCCTACTAGCAGAAAATCGATTTATGCTGGACCATCTTTTTCAGAAAAAAATCCCAAGCAGGGATTGTCTGATGGACAAAATTATTTTAAATATGATCAAGCCGAAGGCAATTCCTTAGAAGCATCTAACTATAAAGTAGGCTTGGATTTATTGGCTGGGATTGCAGATAGAACTGCAAAGACAATTTCTCATCATTATAATGGAGACTATTACCTAAAAAGTATGTTTTGGAGCAGGATGTTGTCTGGAGCGAAAAATACTTTACATATGGACAATTGGTATGAAACATCAGACGGTAATTTAAAGCCAAGACCGTTTAATAAACACGACAGATCAGGCCTCTTGTATTTGAATGATGATTTTGAAGGCGGAGAAATTAGATTTATAAAAAATGATTTTAAGATTAAACCAAAGCCTGGTACATTCATATTCTTTGAAGGAAACTTAGACTCGGCACATGAAGTTTTAGAGGTTACTTCGGGTATTAGAAACAACATTATATCTTTTTATGGAGATAATGAATTTTATACCTCTGATACAAATATACAAATAGAAAACCTAGAAATTACAATAGATGAAGTTCAAAGCACCGAAGAAAGCTTAGCAAAAATTAAGCAGATTATAGAGGACTATGACCAATACGTGTGAAATAAAAGGCTGTGATAAGCCTGCTACAAGGCTTACAAGTACCGAATCTAACTATATAGAGATATGTGAAGGCCATTGGTACGAGAAATACAGAAAATGATATAATAGAGGGATAGATAGACTTCTAGACCTATCTAAATAAAAACCTATAGGAGAAATAAAATGTCAGACGGAAAGAATTTAACAGGCTTTAACGAAACAAAGCCAGGAGCAACAAACAGCTTGGGAGAGCAGTACGCTGCAGATCCAAAGTCAGCATTCCCATCAACAGATGTATCAAATCAGGCATCAGCACAGGGACCAAAGTAAATCATGTGCGTTGAATGCGGTTGTGAAAGCATCGGAAGCGAAACAGGTATTGCAAATATTCCTGGCGGCATCCTTGATGTTACAAGAGATGGGGAAGCAGGATTAACATTAAATATGTCAGCAACTCCAGAACAAAGAGAAAGATTTATATCTGGTGAGTGATAACGGAACTGGTATGGGAACCCCACCTAATCCATCACCATCGGGTGCGGTAACAAGTAGAGAAGCTACTAGAAAGAACCCAAGACAGGGTTTAAAAATAGATACAAATAAACATGGTATACGTAGAGAAACATCTCTAATTCCAAAAGCGCCTAGAAAAACAAGGCCTAAAAAGGTATAGTATATAAAGCAATTCCCCCCTATTACTTAGGGGGGAATTTCATATTAGGACAATATGTGTAAAAATTGTGGGAACTGTTCAAAAGAACATAGCGGAAGAACAATCGATGATTCAATAGATGAATCAGAAGCTAGTATATTGGTTTAGTTGTCTTTAGTAACGGCACGTTCAATTCTATCAATTGAATCACGCAATGAAGATCCGCCGTTGTTAAATAGTTCAGCTTTAATAATTGCAAGCTCAGCATCTATTTTTTCAAAATGCTCTTGACCGTCATTTAGCCTCTTAGTAATACCTGGTTTATCTTCTGTGCCGTACCAATCATCAATAAACTGAAACCAAGTTTTAAATAGCTTTGAAACTTTGTTAATTATGTATATAAGAGCCGAAAGGGCGGCTCCTATCAAAACTATCCATTGTAGAGGGTTCATGTTACTCATAATTGTTTAATTATACATTCCTAGTATACTCAATGCAATTAACTAAAATTGCTCAACAGACATTATGGTTGACAAGGATCTGTATAAATTATATAATTAAGAAATGCTAAATATTATTGAAAAAATTGTGTGCTTATTTAAAGGGCACGACACTCGGTTTGCTGGGAATTGCCCGTATACCAGAAGGTCCTACAACGCATGCCTAAGATGCGGTAAAGTATCCGATCAGGGGATAGTGTTTGATCTTACAGAAGAAATAGATAAAGAGGAAGTATAAAATGATATACCACAAGCACCTTTTGGTTAATGCTAAGGTCAACTCACCAATTAGAACTGAAGAAGAAGGAGTGGCATTCTTAGAAAACCTTGTGAACAAAATTGATATGAAAATTATCAAAGGACCATTTGCCAAGTTTGTAGATAATGACGCAGAGGGAAACTCTGGGTTAACAGCAATAGTTATGATCGAAACAAGCCACATAGCATTTCATATTTGGGACCAGGTAAATCCAGGACTGTTGCAGTTTGACCTATACACATGCGGAAAGCTAGAACTAGAAAAGGTTATAGGATTAATTAAAGAAAGATTTGATATTGTATCTATGGACTATGTATTGTTTGATAGAGAAAATGGATTTAATGTGGAAGCGCAGGGTCAAATTTAATGCCAGCAATGTGCCATTGCAATATGTCTAGAAACTACCCGTTTTGTGACAATACACATAAAAAGATAAGCCCACAAGGCACTGTAACTCCAGAAAAATCTGAAGGATTTCCTAGTCCAGAACAACCACAAGAAGGCTAGACGTAGTATTTTTTTTAGTGTATAATAAGGAGAGAAGACTGGGATCACAGTCATAAACAATAAGGAGAAACTCATGAGTCTAGAAGCAACTTGGTCAGACAAGATCGGAACCTGGGAAGTCGACGTTCCAGGCAAGAAGTTCGTTCGTAAGGACGCAGAAGGCGCAGCTAACGGCGAGGTAACATTTGATTATGTCGCTGAAACAGATTGCCCACAGTGGTTCAAGGACCACCTTGCTGCTAATGCACCAGCAGAAGAACCAGCAGCAGAATAAGTAAACTGTTTTAAGTTAAGGCTAGGGAATAACTCTCTAGCTTTAATTATTTATATTAGAAATATAGTGTATTATGACCGAATATAGTGAAGCGAAAAGTGCGGCGGCGAGAGAGATGAATTCAGATCAATTCGACGATGAGTATGACCTAGATAGGTCTATGCGTCTTAAGATCGCCATAGAGAAGGTATTTGAAGAAAATGCGGATCTCTTTGAAAGGCTTAAAAATGAATGAGCCTAAAATAATGAAAATGGACTGGCGTCCATTGGGATATTGGCCAGTTTATAGGGATGGAAGATTAGAGTGGGAAAAGGATCCAGATAATGATTGAAGCTATTGTAAATAGGATTATGAGATGGGACTCACTGAGAAATGCTGTATTTGATGAAGTCAATATGTATAACTCATTAACTAGAATAATTAATGATCCAGAGTCCATGAAAACAGCAGCAGCATATTGGGAAGAAAAGGCGGGCTGGAAGGGCTGGAATACCAATAATAACAAGTACTACTTTAATGATATAGAAGAGAATACTATAGGAGATGCAATGGAAGCACTTGATATAATGTCTAATAGATCTATAGGATACTCTACAGGCAAATGGTCAGATGATGATGATATTCATCCAACAATTACTCCCTTGTTTGGACCTAATAGATAAATCTAGTTGAGTAAAATATTATGCTATAATCAGATTATGGGCATATTAGATAATTTAGAAGCTTACCTTGAACACCAAGACAAATGTGTCTATTGTGGAGAAAAGGCTTTGTATACACAAATAGGACAAGTAGGTAGAATCTACCGTGTTGTCGATGTGTGTAAAAAGCATTTCATCCAAGATGAACCTTCATAAAATGACTCTGAAGCTGAAAGATTTGTCGACAATTTTCCAAATGAATCTACCTGGGCAGACGTTGAGGAAGTAGCAGAATCCCTTGGATTAGATATATCTGATGTTGAAGATGATGATGTTGAGAATTATATGGAAATGGGCGGGACAAACAAGGGTAAGCTAGAATCCTCAGTAGGCCCAATACAATGGCTATACGATAATAAGGCTAAGGCATATATTGTCTATATGGTATTAACTCTCAATGATAAACCAAGAGATATTATCTACAATATAGAGCCATCTATTATGAAAGAATGGATTGATTCTGATTCTATGGGAGAATATTGGAATAATATAATCAGATCTAACAAAGATATCGAGAATGCAGCATCTAGCTCAGATTTTCCTATTGGTGGTTGTAACGACAACTTGCTTGATCCAAGCGTTGTGTCTAGATTTAACACCAGATTTGTAGCTATATCCTAGATTCCTCCCGCCATTTAACATGGCTTATATGGCCTTCTAGAGCCCTTTTTGACCTATTCTAGAGAATGTCTACCATAAAATATACTATTAATTTTTGATCAATTACTATCTATTTATATATAGTTATATATACATGTAATGGGTCATGTCCTCCATTTTACTCCACCGTAATCCATTTTGCTCCACATGTATGCATATGTTCAGGGATTTGTCAATACCTCTCGTAAATGGCATATTTGGCCCACATTGTCAATAGATTTTAGCGAAATTTGGCCCTCAATTTTTCCACAAAAAAATCCACAGGCTGTGGATAAACCTGTGGATAATTTTGGGCTATGTATATTTAATTAGGCAAATGGATCCTTATCCTCTATATAACCAAAGACTTGAGCTCTTGGTTTTTGGATCTTCTTTACCGCCGCCTTTTGTACTGCAGGTGGAAGTTTGATATTCTCCCATTTGTATTTCTTGGACAGTTCTTCTATCTTTTTATCTAGTTCTTTGGCTAAGAACAAGCCTTCGGAAGTATTGCCATGCTTCCAATCTTCCTCATGCCGTCTTGCTTCCTTTTCTATAACCCATGCTACCAATTCCATTACTCTGTCAATTGTGTAATGTGGTTGGTCTGACAGTATTCGGGCTACAGTTGCAGGATTGAACCAATGGTCTTCTGTGGCATTAGCAATTGTATCAGCAACATTTTGTTCTTTGTTTTTCATAGTCCGCCTTTCGTCTTTGGATTATATCATGAAGGGCTGACATTGCGCCAGCCCCTCAATGTATGATAGATTTATTACTTCTTGACTGGGGTCTCAGCTGAAAACTTGATTCCCTGCTTTTCCGCCTCTTGTAGAGCAACCTTAGCTGCGCCTGAGAAACGTCCACGGGCACCAACTGTGATTCCCTTAGTCTTTAGATATTCTCGCTTTGTTGTCATGTTTGATCCTTTCTAGATCGGTTTGTTTTAATTATATCAACTTTTCACGGTTTTGTAAATAGCTGACGTAAACCAGGCATTTCGCCCATACTTCGTAAATCGGATTATTCGCCCTTATCGGACATCCGATCTTTAATTAATTTAGCAATGATGTTGTGGGCCTCAATATTTTCAGTTTCAGATCCACCCCACAAAAGCTGCTGAGCTCTATTTAGTTGTTGATCGATATAGATGTTAGTCATCTCCATCTTCGTCCTCCTCTTCATCCAACCAGGAATCATCGTCTAATGAGACCAGGAAATTGTTTTCTCTCATCCAGTCAGTAATTGTTTCCTCAATGATTTCTCCACCAAGGTCGGAATGTAGTCCCAAGGAATCTGTATCCTCCCAGAACTTGTCCCAGATTTGTTTTAGGGTTACACCCTCAGCAATGACCTGTTCTTGCCATTCTTCAGCAGGCCCTTGATTAGTCTTAAAGATGTCGTCAATGACGTCATAGGTCCATACCCACATTAATGACGGGAAGACGGGAAGAGCAGAAATCTTTTCTTTAATTAAACCTAACTCAGTAAAGACATCATCCCTACGTGTTGCTTCTTGTAAATCAATTGACATATGATAACTCCCTTTCGTGCCATTCCGCCAATGTCCGAACGACAAAGTCTTTTCCTAGATTATAACAGAATTGGACCGCTTCGGTCAATGATTCTGTCTCATATATTGGCATGCCATGTATCTCAGATTTATCATACACTTCAAACATGTCAATTCCTCCTGGTGAGCAAGAGTACTCCATTTCCAGGATTTCTAATACTGGCTCATAATTACTCATTTTTACCCTCCTGTATCGCAAACGATAAATCATAAGTTAGTTTGTAAAGTACTGTTAATGTGTCTAAGACACCTTCACAGCGTGTTCGCTCCATGGAATCCATGGCTTCTCCTGATTGGTCCTCATGTTCTTGTGCAACTGTTAAATCCTGCTCAGCAATGAGCATTAGATTCTTTAGTTCTCCGTGCATGATGTCAAGGCCTGATACACCTGCATTGACCATGCGTTGCAAATGGGGCGGGAGCCCAATGTCTTCTGCATTCATCGGCACACCCGCTTTGTCACATATCTGTAATATGTGTATGACTTGCTAGATTTATCTTTAACTTGATATCTTTTGTATGTACATACCTCAGCATTTGCTGGGGCGGAAGTAATAGGAAGTAGTCCCAATACAACCATTGCTACAATTGCTTTCTTCATTATTCATACCTTTCGTTAGAGTTATTCATTATATCAGTTGCCACTGACAATAAATGCCTGGTTGCTTCAATTTGTCCTGGAATATCAATTACATTAATAGATTCAGGATTCATTTCTAGGTCCTGTTCAAGACTAAGTAAATGAAGCTTCATATACTCAATGAATGCTGATGATCGGGTTACGTATGCTGATTCCATTTTAATCCTGATATCCATCAAAGTATCCCTCAGCCCACAAGCCTTGGAGAAATGTTAGCGCTGTTGTAAGACCACCCGTTGTAGCCTTATCTAATTTGGCGGAACCAATAGCGTCTGCTAATGAATCCATCATGATATTTAAATCCTCTAAGTCATAGCCTAGCATTATGCCTCCTCATTCCATTCTAGATAATATTGGTCTTCGGGTTTCAAATCATAGAATTGATTGAACCTACCTTTAATATAGTTGTCGTCTGACATTTCAGCAAATCTAAAATCAGCATACATCTGACCCTCATCTAAATTTGCATTAACCCAATCTTCAACTAGCATTTCGCCAATTTCAGAATAGATTGCGTCAATCACCATTTGGTTTTCGTTTTCTAAGAAACTCATACATCCGCCTTTTCTCTAGATTCCAATAATACCATGTGGGTCTGACATTTTGCCATAGCCTCTTCATCTTGCCAAGAACCTTGGTTACATTCTGAGCAAAATTCTCCGCAGTCATCTTCACAATAGTCCAATGTATTAAAAGATTGGCAAGCATAGCAGCGATTCTCGTAATCTAGAATTTCTTTAACATCACCACGGACAATCTCATATTCACCACCCCAACCTGTTTCCTCCTCATACTCTAATGTGAGCAGGCAGTTAGGAACAAGATTACTTAGTTTAGTTAAGATAGTTACAGCAGGTGACCAAGCAGTCTCATACTTATAGTTTTAGCAAACTCAACAGACTTGCGGAACCAATCAGGGTCTTTCATGTCAATACCACCACGGTCAGGCTGGCAGGCATATTCCTCATCAGTAATGCCGTCATCCTTATATGAATGAATGTTGAAGAAAGCAAAGACAGGATTAGAATAAGTTACTTCTTTAATTTTGGTGGGGAACCCATGAGCATTAATATCACCCATACCATAAGTCTCTTGTGCTAAAGTGAATGGACTATTAAGTCTATCCTTGATATAATCAATTTCTGACTTTGGACCTTGTATGGTCAAAGTGTTATATACCCAATTTGGCATTTGATATCCTTTCGTTGATATGGCTTAATTATATATCAGACCACTGACATTTGGGAAGAGGATATCGGTGTGATTCACACCACATGATCTCAAAGCTTGGGATTTCCAGGAAAAATATTTGACATTCGTAAAACAAATATGATACCCTCAGTCTTTTGCGGGCCATATATTAGATTAAATAGTGTAAAGGCTGCTAGGGTACCAACGAAAGTAAAAACCCTGCTTTACTTAGCGACTAGGGGAGTCCCTGGTAGCCGCACCTTTACCATGTAGAAGGCACATGGCCTACTAATATTATACCATAACTAGTCGACTGTATTTTTCTACAAAAGAATTTAGCGGCAGGCTAAACACTTCTGTTTTTAAATCTTCTTCTACTAGTGTAAATGTTTTCTTAGACCAATTAATGATTGGAATCCTGTGCTCATTGTCAGACAATTCATTAATAGTAATTCCCCAACCTGTTTCGCCAGGCCAGTCTTCATTAATCAATTGTGAAATACATATACGTGTTGCATATGCTTCATCCGTCCACCTTGGCTCCGCTTTTTGCACAGCATTTGCTAAACGTTCTAACATCTGATATCCAGCCCAGTGCCCGTATAAAAAGACTGTGTCTCCCTTACGGTCCTGAAACCCAAAGTTTGCTCTGTCTCCCATTTTATTCCGCCTTTTCTAGTTGAGGTATTGCTTCTTCCATTTTGTTTAATTCTATAACTTCATAAGCCTTTTTGTCAAGGGCCTCTTTGTTTTTGTTATAATGGTGGCCACAGAAAGCTAGCTCGCCATCTATTAGTTTAACTAAGTACATAGCTTGAGCTGAGCTGCATTGATCACAGCCAATCCATTTGTTTAGATCTTCAGAGGTCATAGTCAACGGTTCCAAATTCAATGCGGTCTGCAATGTCGTCATATACTTGGCCATCATCTTCTGATTCAGCCCATAGTCTGATGTTGTTAATTATAACCTCACGGGCAAACTTAACTCCATCTTCAAAACCGTCTTGGTAATCCATACTATCTCCTCGTGTATCCTGTCGGTTCGTATTCTGAAAAATAAGTTTCGGTTAAATTAAACTTATCTCTTATCCGACTTACTTTCTCAATACTACCAGTTCCAATATTGAATGTCAATGGGTCCATTGCCTCTGGGTCCAGACCCATAATTTGTGCATCCCAATAGGCCCTCTCCATGGAGAGCCTATCAGGAGCAGTTAACTCAAAATACATTATGCTTCCCTCACATAACAGATTTCAGTATCGCCAATCTCAATGTTGCCACTTTGTGAATCAACGAAAAGATTGTCTGTGATTTCTGTTTCGAAATCATAGTCTTCAAGGATGTTTAGGTCAATTGTTCCACTAACTTCAATAGTTGCGGTGAATTCAATTGTTCTAGTTAATTCAATGTTAAGCGCTTCAGCAATTGCACGAAGAGTATCTTGGTCCTCTGAATCTGCATACGCTTCAGTAATAATATCTTTAACTGTATTAATGTTGGATTCAAATACTCCAACACGCTTTTGTGCCTGACGTCCATTGTGTAGGTCCCACTCAATGCTAGCAACTTTATCAGTTGCATATTCTGCATCCGAATATCCACGAATAACCTTATAGGTTACTAATAGATTAGAGTTATATGACTCAGGGACGGTTGTTATTGTTGTTTCCATTTGCTCCTCTTTCGTTTGTGTAGGTTGTAGTGTAGCATGCTCCACTGACAATAATGTAGTTTTACGACCACACGGGCATGTGAGTTCTGTCACACCTGACGGGAATCCAAATCCGTCAGATGATGTTAATTCAATTAAAGAATCGCATTCATCTGGATCGCAGACAAATGTGTACTTACTTGATATGAGTTCGTTGGTCATGGAAGAATTGTACCAGGCCTCACTGACATTTACAAGCATTTCAGGAGCTTTTTTATGTGATTCGTAACACAAAAGTTCCGCCTTCACATTTGCGGGCCGTGTGCTGTGTAGGACTTGAACCTACGATTACCGAATTATGAGTTCGGGGCTTTAACCAACTAAGCTAACAGCACCTTGCGATTCCGACGGGACTTGAACCCGTGATCTCTACCGTGACAGGGTAGCGAATTAACCAACTATTCTACGGAACCAAATGGTGAGCAGTTTTAAAACTTGCTCAGGTTTTGCGTTAATTAAAACGCTTTTACCAACTTGAGAATTTTATTTTTCTCAGCAGTTAGAACAGGGTCAAAACCACTTGCACCAGCCATTAGTGATTCTGAATTACCACGACCAGAGCGGTAGTAATCAAGGCGTTCAGTTAGAGCGTTAAATGCGCCCCACTTAGTTCCTTTAATTGTGGCGTTAGTTGGTGAGTTATGATAAAGGTCATCAAGCAAGACAACTTTATTTTCCCACTTCTTTAGCGCACCCTTAGAATCCTTTTCAGGCTTAGGGTAAATTGTTTGAATCAACTTAGAAAATTCTGCGTTAGTAATCTCTTGCTTAAAGAGTTCTTGCGCTTCCTTTTCAAATTCATCAAAGTAACCTAGAGCAAGCCCTAGAGTTTCACGAGCAACTTGAATTCGTCCTTCAACAGATTGAGTATGACGAATTTTGAATGATTGCTTAGCATTACGCATAGCAAGATTCAAAGTATTTTGGCATACAACACGAACAGGTGTAACCGCTGCTTGAACAGCAACAGAGCCATCGTGTGATGTCCATACAATAAGATAAAGTTTTGTTTGGTCATTAGCGCCTTGTGGGTCTAATACCATTGTGCGGGGAATATCGACAGTGCCGAAAACAACTTTACCCTTTTTTAGTGAGCCAGCAGATTCCCAACGGCAATCAGCATTGGCATCGTGAATTGCATCAGCAAAAGCAAATAGTTCTTCATTCTGAACAGGCTTATAGCGCTTGCCCACAGTTGCTAGAACATCAGTTTCCTGATTAAATGGATTTGTGCGTAGCACAAGGTGAGCATCTGAAACATCATTCCAAGATTCTGAAATGTGGTCAGTTAGTGGAGACAAGCGAACATTCCAATTCGCTAGTTTTGCTTCTTCAAGCATTGTTTGAGTAGTTACATCTTCATCTTGATTAAAGATGCGATTTGCGAGATTATGCCAAGCGGGTTTTCCACGCAAAGCAAAGGCAACTTCATTGCCATTTGTTTCTAGGTTATGAGCCATAGATTTATCCTTTCGATTGGTTGATTGTGCAATTATAACAGGTGGCACTGACATTGTCTAGATTAGTTAATCATTTGTCCGAATTGTCCAGTGTGATCATTCTCACAAAATCCAGGGGTTGTGGATAACTCTCGTAATTCTGTGGAAAACCCCGCACATATGGGGGCCAGCTTAGAGAAGATCCCCGCAATTACGCAAATAAATTAGTTAAAGGATTTTTCTTAGGAATAAATTCTGCTGGAAGAATTAGCGCAGTTGTTTTCTTTTTCTTTAGATTATCATAAACATAAGCACGAATAGTTCCGTCAAACTTACGCAAATTAGAAAATACTAATTCAGTTAGGTATTCTTTATCAACGCCTTGTTCTGAATAAATAGTTAAATCATTTGCCTTGTTTTCATCATAGATTTCTACACGATAACGATTTTTCATTTTGTTCCTTAGTTAGTAGGGATTAGAATTATAGCATTGGGGGCTAGATTTTGTCTAGCCCCCTGCCATTTATTTATAGATAACGAGCAACTGCGTTGTATGTGGAAGTATTGACTACTTCCTCATCTGTCATCTTTAAGATGCGAATTGCGTTTGTGATTTCCTCTTTTTGCTCACGATAAGTGTGAGAGTGAATTACCTCAAAGTCCTTCTCAGGCTCAGCAGGAAAATCATTTTCGCTAACTGTTAGGTCAAAATCTACATTGAGAGTTTTGTTCCAAGCACGATAGTTGGTGCGTAGATTTTCAGCCTTAGCAAAATGAGCAATAGCATACTTGCCGATTTCCTTCTGCCACTTTTCACGGGCTTTCTGATACTTTGCTTCGTTCTCGCCTTGTGTGGCGTAGTCCTTCTCTAGTTTTGCTAGAGCAGTTTCTAGTGCCTTGATTACCTTTGGTGTAGCAATCTTGACATTTATAGATTTTCCTCTTGACATTGTATTTCCTTTCGTTGGTTGGTTGATGTTGAGAGTATTATAGCAGGGGGGTCTGACAACCCCCCTGCCTCTTTTTATACTAGGGCAGAATTGCTAACTGTTGTCCAACGAGTTTCCTTCGTTGGCATTTCTAGCAATACACGCACCGAGCCAGATGCGTTAGGAATAATCTCCTTGATTACGCCTGTTTTCTTTGACTTTAGGGTGGTGAATAAATCGCCAACCTTGTAAGTGTATCCATTTACTGTCATTTTGCTTCCTTTCTGTTAGGGTAGTATTTTAGCATAGGGGGCTGACATTTATCAACCCCCTAGAGTGTGAGTTATCTCACAATTCTTCAGGTAGCCACGCTTCTAGGTGGTGAGCATCTACTATGGCAGACGCAGGGCAGGAAGTCTGCCCACGCCAAGAGATACCTTCAGGTAAGTTAATCTCACGATCAAAATCCTCCTCATAGTATGCGTCAATAGCATCTATGCAAGGTTGCACCATAGCAACGGGGACGGGTGGGTAATGATTACCCTGCAAGTGATAGGCAAGTCCTGCCTCTAGTGATAACTCATCTGCAATTGTTTGTGCTGTTGTGTATCCCATTAGTTATTCTCCTTAATTGTTACTTCTGCCCAAGTGTTGTTTTCATTTGCAGTTTGTAATACATTAGACTCGTGGAGAGCGTGTAGTGTTGCTTCTTTGCACATTTGCTCAATTGAACTTTTATCAAGTGCAATTAATTGTGGCAATAAGTTTGCAGGAATTTTATCCAAGTCAATAATGGCCTCGAATACAACTGTGTGTGGAACTTTCATTAGATTAGACATAACTTACCTTTCGTTGTTGGATGAGAGTATTTTAGCATAGGCCACCGACATTACCTAATCCATTTACGGCGTGTCGCAGCTTTTGTGAGGTTTCTCACATTTTCAGGAGTTATCCACAATTACTCGTAAGCCTGTGGATAACCCCGCACAGATGCGGGCCTTATTCCTCCTGGCCCCAAATTTCAGGATCCACTTCTGCTAAATATTCTTTAGCAGCTTTTTTCTGATCTTCTGTACCCATTACCGTGGCCATTAATGCATTAAAGTACTCCATTTTATTTCTCCTTATTTTTTAGTTGCGCTAAATCGAATGTCTGCTTTACCATAAACACATAAACCACATGAAACACATGCGGACCCTGCATTGCTAATTAGTGGAATTGACTTTAAGTTTTCAGGACACTTAGCGCCAGGCTTACCAGTTAATTCTTTCATTGTGCTTTCAGTGACAGCAAATGTCTTTCCTAAGTATGCAAGACGAATTCCGTCATTTAGTTTTAGATCATGAGCAATTTCTTTATTCTCATCGTCGGTAGAATAATAAAGAGACAGGTTAGATATATCCTTAAGGATAAGCGCTGCAGACTTTACTCGTGTATATACCCAAAATTGAACATCGGGATGATTAGAGATAACAGTCTTCCATGCATATGCGTAGGTATCGTTAAAGAAATCTCCGTCCCAGTGGATACGGAACAATTTAGGAGCGTCTTTCTTATCACAATCGTTAACAAAATCAACAATCATTTCATCCAGGAGCAACAACATGCTATCCATGTCTGCATTACGTAGGAGCTCCCAATTGTGAAGAAGATTAGCCTTTACACCTTTGAATAACTTTTCCAATTTGCCAGCGTAGCAAACGCTTTCGCAGATAGACGTAGCGCCAGGACATGAATAGTCTTTTCCTGCAGGTAATCCGAACGTGTTAGCAATTGCTGCTTGCTTTCCATTTTTTGTGACAAGATTAGCCACCTTTCTATCGTTAGAGCGTTTTAATTTCATTAGTTAACCTTTCGTTGTGTGCCCTAGTATAACAGAATGCACTGACATTTTCTACAACAGGCCCGCAGATCTAGGGTGTTTTTAATCACATTCTTAACGACACGCCCGAGGCCGCACATGTGCGGGCTAGTTGAAATTTCAATCAGTTTTATTTTTATGTTTTATTTTTCGTGTGTATTTTTTTTTATTGCGAACAGGTTGCGCCGCATTACTGCGACGCAATTCCTGAATGCGTTTTACTTTATCTCGAACTGAAGTTTGGAACATGATACCCACTCGCTTCGTGAAATCGTTTTACATCAAATCGCTCATTATCTTTTGCAAACATCTCCGCAAAATCATTTACAATTTTAGAAAATACAGCGGGGTGAGTTTTATTGCTAGCATACTTTAGAATTTCTGCGGTTGCTATGTAGTCCTTGCGTGTCATCATTTTGTTGATACCTTTCCATTTCGATAGAAGTTCTTAGTGTGCATTTTACCATTAGGCTCTGACAAATTATAGGTTGCGTATTCTTTAGCGTCCCCAAAGTCTGAGCATTTATCAAAAGAATGAACGGCAGTTAGAGCGTCTGAATAAGTTTCAGTTATTAGTGGCGGATTTCCGTCATAAGCGATAGTTAGTTTATACATTATCCATTCACCCAATCTACTGTTAGTTCATCTGCTACATCTGCGACACATTCGCAAGGCTCGCAATCATAATCATTTTCATTTCCCCAAAATACAAATCCTGCGCCACCGCATTCATCACATTCAGCAGAAATAATTTCTAGGTATTGTTTTACTTTACTCATTTAGTTTTCCTTTCGTTTTGTTGTTAGTATTGTATCAGTTAGCACTGACAAATTAGAGGGCACCCTCTTGAAATAAACCAATTTCAAGAGTTAGCATTTCATCGGGAGTGGCTTCGGATAAATCTACCCAACCCGCTCCGTTTTCATCTAAGCGAAAAATTTCAATGTATCCCATTATTATTCACCTACCTTAACTGCGATAGTTGCGAATTTATTTCGCAGACCGCCAGCATTTACTTCAATTAAAAATGCTTCGGTATTTTCGCCATACCAAATTGCTGGGCGAGGCTCAGCAGAAATAATCTCACCTGAAAAGTGGCGAGAGTTTGAGCGATAAGTTTTTCCTACAAGTAGGTTTTCGATAGTATAGAGTTTTGCTGACATTTAGTTGTCCTTTCGTTTGTTTCTATGTCTGGAATTATACACGACCCCACTGACAATTTTCTACTTACTAGCCAGTAATTCCAAATAATGAGACGCTCAAGCCGTGTGAGAAAAATCACAAAATCTCGGGCGTGTCGCAGGGATCTAGGGTGTTTCGTAAATCGGACATAAACGACAAATCGCCCCCATAGCTTTTGCGGGCCGTGTCAAGTCGACACGCCGTTGTGTCGAAATGATTTAGATCACACTATTTTTTAATAGTGGCGGCTAAAACAGCAAGGGCTTCAGCCTTGCTTGCTTCACGTTGTTGTTCAACGTGTTTTCTGAATTCTTCTAAATTCATTTTACACACTCGCAATCTTTATTCAGGGTGAAAGTTTTTCACACCTCCGTGTTGATACTCAAACACGATTTTTTCTAAAGTTTTATCGGATAACATTATGCCACCCAACTTTCTTGAGTGTAGGATAACCACTCACCGAGTGTCATAATTCCTTTATACTCATTACAATTTCCGCAGAAAATTTCTCCTGCGTAGTCTGAGCAAAAAACGCAGACAATTAGATTTGCCTCATCGGCACTTACATTTTCGAGAGTAATCTCTCGGATTTTATTTAGTGTAGTCATTTTGACCACCTTTCTTTTTTTATCTTGATACCTAGTATCCTAACATAGACCACTGACATTTTGACCCGTTTTTCGGGCGTGTCGCAAAACTATTTTTGTGATTTAGGTCATGTGGATAACTTACGCTCAAAATTCCAGGGATTTCCACACCTGTGTATAAAGCTGTGGATAACGCCCCCAAAAAGCTGCGGGCCGATCTGACAATTGTCAAACCGACACGCCGCTAATTTACTGTGATTTATCTCGCATTGCTAAACGCCACGACCACACAAGGGCGGGAATACCGATAAGCAAATAGAGCGGGATATTAGCATAGAGCCCTAAGAAATCGGAGTTTATATATAAGAAATCCCAAGTAATTTCAATCTCCATTATTCGTATGTCTCCCAATCTAGTGTAAGACATCTGCTTGGATAGTATCCCATTTAGTCATCATTACTTATTATCTCCTGTCTTGATAGTCATTACATTAGCAGAAAACTTAGTTTTCTTACCTAGTTCGCTAGCGTTAAGCGATTCGATTAGGTGGTCAATAGCCTTTATATCGTGGGCTACATTGTCAATAGATAGTAGGCGAGAGCCTTGCCAAATTGAGTAAGTGATTGTCATTATCTGTTCTTCTTTCGTTAGTAGTTAGTTAGTTGTTAAGCGGTTATTTGCTAGGCTCACCTTTCGGATTATTTGCTAGGCTCACGCTTTAATTCTTATTTAATTGTTATGTCTGTAAGACTACACTATAGGTCTGACATTTTCAACCTTATAGGGGGGTGTGTCGTGTGTGAGTTACCTCACATTGACTAGGGCGTGTGTAGCGTAGTTACCGCCACACATTACGCATAGTGTCCAAGCGGTTAGGTGATAGGTAGCGGTGAGAGATTAGACCCTTATCGGCTACCATATAGACATAAGCCATACGGCTAATGTAGTTACCATTAGCAAGACGGAAGATATTGTTATCCTTAGTGTTACTAGAGGACATTGGATGAGTAGGTTCTACTACTACGCTTACATTTAGTGAGTTCATTTGAACTCCTTTCTTTAGTAACACCTTGTTACTTTCTTTCTTATACCTATAACTATACAGGGGGGGTCTGACAAATATCAAGTCGAAAATCGGACATTCAGGACAATTTGAAAAAATAGTTAGTGAGATACATCACATTTAGGCTCATTATGGGCGCACTATCGGACAAATCGGACATGTTTTAGGTTCAGCATCATACAAATTAAAAATATATTAACATTTTAGAAAATATGAAATAGTAGTTGACTGAAATATATAGTACAATAGATATATGGAAAAGATCCCAGGATATAAGCAGACTCCACCAGATTGGTGTGATGATTGCAATGCTGCTCCAGGGGGAGAATGTCCAGATTGTGGATGTACTCACAATTGTTAAAAAGCGGGAACCGAATACGCTAATCCTTTGGGGATATAGCTTAATCTGGTTAAAGCATTTGTCTTATATACAAACGATTCTGGGTTCAAATCCCAGTATCCCTACTAAAGTCTTGACAGTGAAATTTTGATAATGTTATAATTCCATAGGGGGGTCGGGGGGTCAGCAAATCAACAAATAACAAATATTTAATATATATAATATATAAGGATAATATGGATAAAAAGTTAAAGAAAATGAAGAATGCAGTCCTAGTATTTTCTTGGATCTGGATAGCTGGTTGGATTTGGTATATATGGCATCTGAATTAGAATTTTTGCAATTTTCAAGTAAAATTGATCACTCAGTATTAAACCCTTCATACACAGATGATGAAGCTATAGAAGAAGTTAAAGTGTCTGCTTGGTACAGAACTAAGTATGCTATTGTAAAACCACATCACTTGCCTATAACAAAAACTGTTCCAGGTGGTAATATAATAAGCACTATCGGATTTCCTCATGGCGGAAACTCAATGAGAAGTAAGATAATCGAAGCTCAGTATTTGCATACATTTATGTGTAAGGAAGCTGATATGGTTATGAATATAGGTGCATTTAGATCTAAAAAGTTTAAGTATGTAGAAGATGAAATTATAGCTGTAAAAAATGCTTTAAATAATGTTATTAATACAGCTCCAGGTGTTACTTTGCCAAGTGGAGATTCTAGATCTCATAATGGTTCAGGTTCTGTGCTAAAGGTAATTATTGAAGTTGGACATCTAACAGATGATGAGATTGCTGATGCTTGCAAACTTGTAGAGCAAGCAGGTGGAGATTTTGTAAAGACATCTAGTGGATATGGTCCTAGAGGAGCAACACTAAAAGATATTGAGATTATGAAAAATTCTGTTAGCTCAGCTGTTGGAGTAAAAGCAGCGGGTGGAATTAGAACATTAGAATCAGCACTTGCAATGATAGATGCAGGAGCAGATAGACTAGGACTTACTGCAACTAAGAAAATATGTGATGATTGGCGTATTATGCATGGATTAATTGATTTAGATTGGGATAATCCAGATTACAAAGATCATAAAGTAACAGATGCGATGTTAAATCAACTATGAAATTTTGTACTTATTGCGATAAGCTATCATATACTTCTAAATTAACTGCAGATGGTAAAATTATATATTATTGTTCAGATCATGCTATAAATATCTCAGTCGACTAGGTTTATTATATATAGTACTAATGATAGAATGTAGCTATGAAATCAGAAAAGTCTTCTGTAGCTAAACAAAAGGCATTTCTGACTAGATATATTCAAGAATTAAAAAGTAAAACTCCCTGTATGGATTGCAAAGAATCATATCCATACTACGTAATGGATTTTGATCATGTACGTGGGCGGAAACAAGCAAATGTAATGGAACTAGTTTCTACTCTATCTAAGAAAAGAATAGATGAAGAAATATCTAAGTGTGAGATTGTTTGTTCTAATTGTCATAGAATAAGAACTCATTTAAGAAAAATTAAAAAGATAAATAAGTAATATATTCTAGTTGACTAAGATATATATGAATAATAAAACGGGGGGATATATGGAAAATCGTCTCAGATTGGCCTATGAGAGCTCAAGACTCGAAAACAAGAACTTCTACCTTGGAGATGAGATCTTGGCTAAAAAGGCCCTTGGAGTATTTATAGACTATATTCTAGAAAAGTTGCTAGAATGTCCCAATGTAGAATATTCAAAGTGCTCTACTTGGTGGAGACATGATGATTGTAATAAATTGATGGAAATGTTATTCGAATTGACTGGAAATATTAAATATAAGGCAGTATATGGTGATAGGTTACTATCTGAACCTGCTGATGGTAAGCAATTGAACCTATGGGATTAAATTAGGTTCTTCTTCTCCCGCCGCACTTTCACTTTTTTAATCCAATATAAAGGATTAAGCGCATTTAATATTTTATATATACGAGCTTCTATTTTCTTCTCTATCTTAGCAGTATTAGACTCTTCCTGAAAATACTTAGTTCGGAAGTATGGGTTATTCATCTGCTTCGAAAAATGATGTGGGCTCATATTTTAATTATACCCCCAAACCTTTCTTTTTTCGCCGCACTTTTTTCGCACTATTTTATTCTATTACCATAACTGCAACAGAAATTGATTGCAAAGGATCTTCAGATATTACATATAGCCTATCGTTATAAGGCACACCCTCTATTGTAACTGGAGGCTGATCGTGCTCTACTCTTATGCCATATTTAGTTAAAGATACATCTGGTCCACCAACTAGTATATGCTTATTTGCACTTAAATTTGTAATAATTATTTTATAATAAGATTGCACTTCATCTGGAAAGCTAAGCTCCACAGGAGTCGCATTTGCCGTTACTAGCTTGGTTCTAATCATACCCTAATTATACACCCATATAAACACAAAACCCAACCAGAGGCGGATCCGATTGGGTTTATGTAGTATATTACTATACATTATACTGGGAACATCTCTGCTCTACCAGCACTTCTTAATTGTAAAATAATAATTTTACAATGTCAATAGTTTAGGCATCAAAATTGATGACGCCCTTAGAGGCCAATATATCATAAAGTCCACCGCACATATATTCTAGCTGTGGTCTCATTTCTTCGATATATTTCTCTAAATCAGCGAGTTTAGTACCTTCTTGATTCACAGCCGCCAAACGATTATCGTTATTAATCTTTTCGACCATAAGCAAGACTACTTGTTCTTTTGTCATTTATTTTCCTCTTCATTGTTAGGGACGTAAGAAGGGACTGGTCCCAATAAGTAACCCTTCTCATGATATTCTACCATTTTTTCTACGTCTTGGCTACCAGCAACCTCTTTTGCAATAAGGGTAAGCATGTCATATATTCTGTGCAGCATAATATAATTTACTAGTGGCAAATTATCTTCTATGCTATTCGTCTGTTGATTCTGGTCTTCCTGCATCTAGCCAAAATACCTCTCTACCCATTGCATCTGTAACATACATTGCAGATCCTTCATATTCTATTTTTTCAGGCTCACACATTTTGAAACCATTTCTTAATTATAGGGCTTTCAGTTGTTTCTAAATACTCTATCATGCTTTCAGGGTTATTATCTGTATAAATATTTTTAACCTCATGGTCCCATCTAGCAGACTGGTTTGAATATATTAACCAGTCCTGACTTTTGTCTGGATAAAATATAATTTGTTGGGTTCCTTTATCTGCATACATAGCATTTAAAAAGTTACTTCCAACTATTCCAACAATACACTCAGCTTCAGTAACAGATTTAATCTGATCCATCATATTAATGTCTTCATTATAAAAAATTTCAAATCCTTTAGATTCCATATAGTCATTTAATTTATCTGTATTTGAAATTGCTCTATCGCTATAGAGTTTAGTGTTTCTAGCTATGAATATTTTTTTTCCAGGAATGGTTCTACTTATAAGACCGCTTTCGGCAAAATTTCTTTTTAAAATCTCAAAAGAATCTGAGTACAGAAGTAAAGTAGGTTGTCCAAATGTAATGATTTGATAAGATAGCTTAAAGGCTAAGCTTTCGTGTCTTGTAGGAAAGACTCTTTTTACTCCAGATAGCCCAGTATTGTTTGACCAATGAATGTAGTTAGTTGTATATGTCTCACTGTCGTTAGCAGGCTCAAATCCCATGTCGGTATAATAAAATACATAAGCTGAGTCTGCAGATATTACTTTATTAAACTTAGAGTCTGTACACTCATAATCAATTTCATAAAAATTTAAAAAATCAAGCCAATATCTCAAAGGTTCAGTGTTTATGTCTTTCGCCTGTTGAGCAGTCATTAAAAACGTTTTATATATTTTATCTTCAGTAATCATGCTTTCTCTGGCATTAAAAACAACTTTAAATTTTTCATTATTTTCTTTTAGCGTAAGAATTATTGGCATAATTTCAAGCATGTCGTGAAAATATTTTTTTGTAATTGGTATTGTAAGTATAGCTCCATCGTAATGTTCTTCTTGCTTATTATTAAATTCACCAACCATAGGAATCATTATTCCATTAAACTGATGTCTATAATTTATTACAGGATTTTTTACTTTTACATAAAACCCAAATTCTCCGTAAGGCTTAACATCCTCAACTTGCTCTAAAGATCTTATTTCTTCAAAAAAGGCTTCTCTTACTTCTGGATGAGTTATTGTTATTCCTTTAATTGGACCAGCAGCCACTACAACCCCTTTATCTGTTTGCAGAGCTTATCATAAAAATCTAAGCCTATATTTTTTTTATAAGAACATGATAAGCAGTATAAGTATATATTACCATTTAAGTCTTCATTAGACATAAGAAGGCCCTGATCCAGAGGACAATCGAGTCTTGGAACAAGGCCTTCTCTTGATAAGGCTATATATTTAGATACGTATTGTATCTGCATCTGACCTACTTCTTGTTATCAGTCGGGAATTGCAATAGCCATTCCTGTGCTTTTGGGGTCATACCCTTCCAAGCTGACCAATCAATACCGCCATTGGTCATGTAGTACGTTATCTCTGCGTTTGTTACTGGGTCGAATAACTCTTTGTTACTCTTTAGGTCGAATTTCTCAAGTCTTTCAGGACCTAAGTCTCCGATCATATTTATCTGGAATATTCCGTAGGAATTGTCTCCAGTTTTCTTATTCCCGTTATATGCAAGCGGTCTTCCATTAGATTCACGCTTTGCTATTGACCAGGCTTTCTTAAGGCCTGTTCCTTCGAATCCTACAGTCTTAAGTAGCGTTAGCAACTCTTGATCTGTAAGCATCTCAGATGGCTTGTAAATCTCTTTACTAAAACTATCTAAGACTTCTTGCTTTAATTGGGCTTCAGTTTTCACTAAAGGTTTTACTTTTAAGGCATTTGCAGGCTGGACTGGAAACAAAAATAATGTTATCATTACTATTGTTACCAGGTTATGAGCCAAATCACTTACCTGTTGTTTTATTTTCTCCATTGGCATTTCCTCCTTTAGAGATAACGAACTATAATAGTAGCATTGATTGGATAAGCCTGTCAACCTAGTTAACTAAAAAAATATATGCAAATATCATTCTCTACGCCTAAAATTAACTTAACTCAAAATACTGGTTATGGCTATGCTAGCTGGAATATTATACAATCTTTGCAAAAATTAGGGCATCAAACACCATTTCAAGATTACCGTGCTCCAGTACAATTAAATTTTGCACAGCCATTTCAACATAAACTTCATAAAAATCAATACCAAATTAGTTATACACCTTGGGAATCTACAGTAGTTCCAAAAACATGGTTTCCAATGGTAAATTATTGTGATGAAGTCTGGGCTACATCAGATTGGTGTGCAAATGTTTTTGAAGATAATGGAATGAAAAATGTAAAAGTTTATCCTCATGGAATTAGTCCAGCATGGAAGCCTAAAAAAAGACAAGAGTCTGATGTTATTAAATTTTTGCATGTTGGCGAGCCAGCTCCTAGAAAAGCGGGACAGATGGTTGTGAATGCATTTGTTTCTTTATTTGGTAATAACCCAAAGTATAGTTTAACTATAAAAGCATATAGAGAAAACACAACAAGAGTTTTTAATAATTTTATAGATAAAGAAATAATTGGTTTGCCAGACAAAATGTATAATAATATAAAAGTTATTACCGAAGACATGTCTGAAGAAGAATTGGTTAGGTTGTATCACGATCACGATGTTTTAGTTTATCCAAGTTACGGTGAGGGATTTGGATTTATACCGCTTCAAGCCTTAGCTACTGGTATGCCAACTATATGTACTGGTGGATGGGCACATTACTTTAAATTTTTAGGACCACTTGTTTTAAAATCAACTTTACAAGATTCAAAATTTTTTAATCTTCCTGGTAAAGTATATGAACCAAACTATCAACACCTACTTGAGCTTATGAGAGATGTTACTCAAAATTTTAAAGCATATTCTGGATACTACTATAAACAATCTGAAGAAATACATAATGAATATAATTGGATCCAGTTGACTAAGAATAGCTTTGATCCAATTTTTAAAAAATTTAAATAAGCTCTTCCCCTTTGAATTAAAGTTTGGTAGAATTGAGCTTCAACTAAAAATTATAGAACCGCAAGGCGGAGAAAAGGTGTTATTTAAAAAATGTCAAAAACTATTGCAAACCCATATGAAAATTTCATTGCTCTGTCTCGTTATGCGAGATGGATTCCAGAAGAAGGACGCCGTGAAACTTGGGGCGAAACAGTAGACAGATATTTTAACTTTATGTTAGATCATCTAAAGGTAAACAATAACTATGTTCCATCAGAAAGCCTAGTCACAGAATTAAAAGATGCTGTATTTAATCGTAACGTAATGCCTTCTATGAGATCTGTAATGACTGCAGGTGCCGCATTAGATAGAGACAATGTTGCAGGATATAACTGCTCATTTGTTCCAGTAGATTCACCACGCTCATTTGATGAAACTATGTATATCCTTATGTGTGGAACAGGTGTTGGGTTTTCTGTAGAATACAAGTATGTTAACAAACTTCCTTCCGTCCCAGAGACGTTTGAAAAAACAACAACAGTAATTGTTGTAGAAGATTCAAAACAAGGTTGGGCCAAAGCATATCGTGAACTGCTAGCTCTTTTGTGGACAGGACAAGTTCCAGCAATTGATGTTTCTAAAGTTAGACCAGCAGGTGCTCGTCTTAAGACTATGGGAGGAAGATCATCTGGTCCACAGCCACTTATAAACCTATTTGATTTTACTATTGCAAAATTTAAGAATGCGGCAGGCCGTCAACTTAAGCCAATTGAAGCACATGACATTATGTGTAAGATTGGAGAAGTTGTAGTAGTTGGCGGAGTAAGACGCTCAGCAATGATTTCTCTTTCTAATATTAATGATATTGAAATGGCTGCAGCCAAATCAGGTAATTGGTGGGAGAACAATACTCAACGTGCACTTTCAAATAACTCTGTTGCATATTCACGCAAACCAGAGATGGAGCAGTTTATAGCAGAATGGAAGAATCTTTATGATTCAAAGTCAGGAGAACGAGGTATATACAATGTGGCCGCAGCTCAAGCCCAAGCAGCCAAGTATGGAAGAAGAGATCCAGTGATAAATTGGAAGATGCATTATCTCGACTTCGTGAGTATGCTCGTGAAATTAATAAAGAAGAGGCTGGGAAAATTGGGATTCCTGAGTCTGCAGCTATTACATGCGTAAAACCTTCTGGAACAGTTTCCCAATTGGTCGGGGTATCTTCAGGAATGCATCCATGGCATTCCCCATACTATATTAGAACAGTCCGTGGCTCAAAGGGAGATCCAATTTCTGTATTTTTAAAAGAAGTTGGAATTCCAGTAGAAGACGATGTTATGAAGCCAAATGATACATACGTATTTTCATTTCCAGTAAAGGCTCCAGAAGGTGCTATTGTTAGAAACGATTTAACTGCACTAGACCACTTGAATACTTGGTTGGTTTACCAACGTGCATGGTGTGAGCATAAGCCATCTATTACAGTTTCTGTAAAAGAAGAAGAGTGGATGGAGGTAGGTGCATGGGTTTACAAGCATTTTGATGAAGTCTCTGGAATCTCATTCTTGCCACACTCAGATCATTCTTATAAGCAAGCCCCATATCAAGAGGTTACAGAAGAAGAATACTTAGAGTTGTTGGCAAAAATGCCTTCAGATATTCGTTGGGAAGATTTATCATTTTATGAGACAGAAGACGGAACTTCTACAAATGCTACACTTGCATGCTCTTCAGATGGAAATTGCGAACTTGTAGATATTTCTGCTTAATGGTAAAATAATAATATTGGGGGAAATACCCTCAAAATTCTGGGCACAGGGCCCAAAATTGGAGATGATCAAATGAATAGAGATCTAAATAAGGACGGAAAGGTTACAATGACAGAGGAAATTTTAGCAGCGCTAGGAACATATGCAAGAGCATTTCTTTCAGCCGCAATTGCTTTGTACATGACTGGAAACACAAATCCAAAGGATTTGTTGATGGGTGGCATCGCAGCCGTTGCTCCAGTAATTTTGAAGGCTCTTAGCCCAAGTAATCAAGAATTTGGTTTCAAGACTAAGAAGTAATTAAAGACGATTAGGATGACTCCTGTGCTAAAATAAGCATAGGAGTTTTCCTATTTAGGAGTACTAGCAAATGGCAGGGCAAAAAAATTTCGAAGTAGATCAAAATGCTACTTTTACATTTATTGTTGAATATAAAGACAATAATAACTTACCCATAAACTTAACTGGGGCAAGTGCTAAAATGCAGGTCCGTGATTCTAAAGGCGGACAAAAGTTGGCATTTTCTTTAACCTCACCAGGCGGTGGAATTACAATAGATCCACTACTTGGTAAGCTAACTATTAAAATAACTCCTACTCAAACAAATAAACTATTTTATCCAAAATCAGAGTATGACATTATGCTTACTGATTCTAACGCTAATAAGATTAAGCTGCTAGAAGGATATATGACGCTGAGTAGGAGTGTAACTATTTAATGGCCGAAAAAGTAATCGTAAACGAAGAAACAAACCTTGTTGTTGTAAAAGAAAATATAAATGCTGTTAAAATTTCTTCTCCTGGCCCACAAGGACCAAGAGGAAAAACCATTCTCAACGGAGAAGGTGCACCAGCAGACAACCTTGGTCTAGAAGGAGATTTTTACTACGATAAAAATACTACTAGATTTTATGGGCCAAAGCTTTCAGACCTAACTTGGGCAAACTCTACTAACTATCTATTAAGCACAATGACAATGACCTACCCATTTGCAATAGGTCAAGTAACTGGTCCAGTAGATGGCATATATTCTGTAGAAATTTCTCATAACCTAGGATACAACCCAAACGTAACAGTAAAAGCTAGTTCTGGAGATATATTAGAAACAGGAATAGACTATAATAGTATTAATAAAATAACGCTGACAATGGCTCAACCATTTTCAGGGACAGCATATCTGTCTTAAGGAGAAGTAAATGGCAAGATTATTCGTAACGAGTATTAACCTCAATAAAAATGAGTTGTTAAATGCTCGTATTCAAAATTTAAGTACCCCGCCATCTAGTCCAGTAACTGGTCAGATTTATTACAACAACGCTGACAATCTTCTGTATTTCTGGAATGGAACAGAGTGGCTAACAGCATCAGGTGATTTTGGAGATAGCAACTATACTACCAGAATTAAATTTGGACAGGCGGTCAACCATGGTTCATCCATGTATGTTGCACGAGCAGACCATACTCACGATGTAGCAGATATTATTGGAACAGCAAATCAAATTACTGTATCAAAAGCAGCAAATGGAGATGCTACACTATCACTGCCAACACAATTAAACGTAACAAATATTAATGCTTCTAACGTAGAGCTTTCAGGCAATGCAGACGTTTCTGGAACACTTGAAGTAACTGGAGCAGCAAATTTAAATAATACTTTAACTGTAGATGGACATACAGAATTAAATAGCACCCTACATGTAGATGGTGCAACCACACTTGGATCAACAGTAACTGTAACTGGAGGAACAACTCTAAATGGTGCTGTAGCAATTAATGCAAATACAACAATTGCTGGAGATGTAACTTTATCTGGTGCTTCATCAGACCTTAGCGTTGGTGGAAACGTAACAGTAACTGGAACATCTACTCTAAATGGAGCAACAACAGTAGATGACACTTTACATGTAACTGGTGCAGTAGATTTAGACAGCACATTAAATGTAGACGGAGCCTTTGGTGCTACAGGCGATGCAACATTCGGTGCAAATGTACAAATTAACGGTAGCCTAAATGTTCAAGGTTCTATTAACTCAATTAATACTACACAGGTAAATATCTCTGATAATAAGATTAACCTTAACAGCGATATGCCAGAAAACCAAGCGCCAACAGTTGATGCTGGATTAATTGTACATAGAGGGTCTGAAGAAGATGCTTTGTTTACATGGAATGAAACATCTAATCGTTGGGAAATTGGATTAGTCAATGGCCCACAGCATGCTATTACAAGAAAATTTGTATCTCAAATTGGTGACGGAACTGAATTAAACTGGCCAATTACACACAATCTGGGAACAAGAGAAGTTTCTGTTCAGGTTTATGATGCAGGAACATATGATACGGTTGAGGCTGATGTTGTTAGAACATCAGATAACATTGTAACAGTATCCTTTGCTTCACCACCACCAGCGCAAGCCTTTAAGGTAGTAATTATAGGATAATGGCAAAAAGATTTCTAACTCCGATTCAGTTGGCAACGCTAGATGCGCCACCAGCTAGTCCTTCAGTTGGTCAAATCTATTACAACTTAAATGAACAAACTATAAAGGCGTATAATGGAGTTGTTTGGTATGATGTGGCTGGTCCAAAAGAAATACTTGAGCACACTCACGGAATAGACGGCATAGTTGATGAAGTTTCTTACGGAGATTATGTAGATGAAGATAGAGTTATTGCAGATAGCTCTAATGTAAACGCAAACTTTATAGAAGATTATATAGACGGAGGTAGTGCAAGTGGCAATTAGAATTCAATTACGTAGAGACACTGCAGCAAATTGGAGTTCAGTAAATCCAATATTAAGAGCTGGAGAAGTTGGAATTGAAACAGACTCACTACGCTTTAAAATTGGTGACGGGTCATCCACTTGGTCAAGCAGACCATATGTTAACGTATTACCTTCTGAGCTTACAGAGCTTTCTCAAGATGCTGTAAATCAAGCACTTACTGCTGGTAATGGCATTACAAAAGTATACAATGATGCAGCAAATACTATTACAGTATCTGTTGATACTTCAGTAATTGCAAATAAGCAATATGTAGATGACTCATTAGCTGCAGTTTTAGACACTGCCCCAGAGCTACTTAACACTCTTAATGAATTAGCTGCCGCTATTGGAGATGACCCCAACTTCTTTGCATCAGTTGCAGCAAATTTAGCTTCTCACGAAGCAGATACCACAAATATTCACGGTATTCCAGATACAAGTATTTTAATAACAACTACTGGAACACAAACACTTTCTAATAAAACTTTAGCTTCTCCAATTTTAACAGGAATTCCGACAGCTCCAACAGCAACTGCTGGAACTAATACTACTCAAGTTGCAACAACAGAGTTTGTTAAAACTGCTGTAGATAATTTAATTGACGGGGCTCCTGGAGTTCTTGATACTTTAAATGAGCTTGCAGCAGCCATAAATGATGATCCAGCATTTTTTAATAATGTTGCAACAAATCTAGCTAGCCATGAAGCTGATACAACTAATGTCCATGGTATAGCTAATACTGCAAAATTAATTACTGATGACGGATCACAAACTTTATTAAATAAAACAATTATGTCTCCAGTTATAACTACACCAACTGGAATTGTTAAATCAGACGTTGGCCTTGCAAATGTTGATAATACTTCAGATATTAATAAGCCATTATCTACAGCTGCCATAGACGCACTTGCGCTAAAAGCTAATTTATCAGACATTACAGAGCTTGCACAAGATGCAGTAAATACATCTCTAAACGCTGGTGTTGCTCTTTCAAAAAATTATGATGATGTTAATAATATAATAACAATAGATTTAGATAATACTACTGTTAATGCTGGATCTTATGGATCTACAACTAAGATTCCTACTTTTACTGTAGATAATCAAGGTAGATTAACAGCAGCAGGAGAAACAGATGTAGCAACAAATCTTTCAATAGCTGGAGACACTGGTTCAGACACAGTTAATTTACTAACAGACTTTTTAACAGTTGAAGGCGGAGAAGGAATTGATGTGTTGGTTACAAACAACACAATTAACGTTTCTGCAGAAGATGCAACTTCTACAAATAAAGGTGTGGCCTCTTTTGATCAAACAGACTTTACTGTTGCACAAGGAAATGTTACATTAAATACTGAACGTGTACAAGATATTGTAGGTGGCATGATTGATTCTAATACAGAATCAGGAATTTCTGTAACGTATAATGATATAGATGGCAAAATTGATTTTAATGTAGCAGACCCAACAATTACTTTAACTGGTGATGTTACTGGCTCTGCAACAATGACAAACCTAGGAAATGTTGAAATTTCAACAACAATAGAGCCGAACTCCATATCTCTTGGAACAGACACATCTGGAAATTATGTAGCAACAATTACTGGAACAACAAATGAAATTGAGGTTACAGGTTCTGGCTCAGAAACAGCTTCTGTTCAAATAGGATTACCTTCTGACGTAACTGTAACAAATAACCTACATGTTGGAAATAATCTAGAGATAATGGGTAATTTAACAGTTAATGGTACAACAACAACAATTAACTCATCAACTCTATCTGTAGATGATAAATTCATTGAGCTTGGAGACATAGCAAACCCAACAGATGCAACTGCAGATGGCGGAGGTATTGCTCTTAAGGGTGATACAGAAAAACATATTTATTGGTATAACACTTCAGACGCATGGACATCTTCCGAAAATATTGATATCCATGCTGGAAGATCTTATATGATTGATGAGGTTCCAGTACTTACTTCTAACTCTGTATTAAATATTAATAAAGATAATTTAGGAAAAATTACACAAAAGCAGTCTTCATCATTTTTAGCCTCAGAAGTTTTACGAAATGGTGAAATTGGATTTGAAACAGATACACTTCAAATAAAGATTGGTGACGGAACCTCTACTTGGGCACAGCTTGAATATGTTACAGTTACTCCAGATGGACTACAAAATAACTTAGGTGATTATATTCCACTAAGTCAATTAGATGCTCCTGGTGGTGCAGTAAAATTAGATAATGACGGAAATGTTTTAGCTCAAAATAGTGTAATATTAAATTCAGATCATGATCCAGCCACCGCTCCTCAACCAGGAACAAACTATGGAATTATTGTTGAAAGAGGAACTTCTACAGATGCAGGAATAGTTTGGGATGAAACAGTAGACCAATGGAAAGTATTTGAAAATGGAAATGCATATAATCCTATTGCATCACAAAACTACGTAGCTCAGAATCTTGCAGTAGAAATTAATAATCATAATAATGAAACTACAGGCGTTCATGGAATATTAAGCACTGCCGATTTAGTAACTGAATCTGAATTAACAGCTGCAATAACAATATCTGAAACATCAACTGCAACAGCAATTGCAACAGCAGTTTCAGCTCATCACAATGATACTACAGCAGTTCACGGTATTGCAGATACAGCACAGTTAGTTACTCAAACACAATTAACTGCACAAGGTACAACATTAAGCGCTGATATAGCTACAGCATCAAGCTCAGCCGCTTTAAATTTAGCAATTCATGAAGCAGACACAACAAATATACATGGAATTACAGATACATCACAACTTGCATATCAGTCAGATGTCTCTGCTGCCGAAACTGCAGCAGCCACAGCTCTTGCATCTCACGAAGCAGACACAACAAATATTCACGGAATTGCAAACACTGCTCTTTTAGCAACAACATCTTATGTTGATACACAAGTTGCACAGGCTAGCGTTACAGATAAAGCTTACACTGATGCTGAAATTCAAGAATTAGATCTATCAATTGCAACAGATTTATCTACACTAGATGCTTCATTAAAACAGTATACAGATTATGGTATAGCTCAAGAAGTAATTGCTAGAAATAGCAGAATAGCTTCAGATATAACTGCACATCAAAATGATACAACTTCAGTTCATGGAATAGCAGACACAAGCGTACTTGCAACTAATTCTTCTGTAGATGCTGCAATATCTGTACATAACTCAGATACTCTAGGGGTACACGGAATTGTAGATACTTCTCTTTTGACAACACAAGAATATGTTGGAAATGCTATATCTACTCAAGCTGGAATTACAGAAGGTGCAGCAAACTCATTTACAACTTCAGCAATTTCAACACATAATGATGTAACAACAAATGTTCACGGAATAACAAATACAGCAAACTTAGTATATACTAATGATGTAAGGCTTTCTGACACAAGAGTTCCAACAGATAATTCAGTAGGTACTGCAAAAATTATTAATGACGCAGTAACAAATGAAAAAATATTTGGAGGAATTGATCAGTCTAAGATAACTAATTTAGTTTCAGATTTATCATTAAAGGCTCCATCAGAAGATCCAGTTTTTACTGGTAGCGTAACTCTTCCAACATCAATATCTTTATCAAATTCTTCAATAATAGATTTGACACATTTATCATCAATTACTAGCTCTGTTCAGGGGCAAATTGATTTAAAGGCTTCTTTATCTTCTCCAGCTCTTAGTGGAATTCCTACTGCTCCAACAGCAGCACCAGGAACTACAACTACACAAATTGCTACAACAGAATACGTACATTTTGAAATAAATGATTTGCTTAATGGTGCTCCAGCAGCCTTAGATACATTAAATGAGTTGGCAGCAGCAATTAATGATGATGCAAATTTTGCTGGAACAGTAACAACAGCCCTAGGATTAAAGGCACCACTTGCCTCACCTACATTTACTGGTACAGTAATTCTTCCAAATTCAACTATTACAGAAGCAATGATTGCAGCAAATGCAATTACAAATGATAAAATTAGCGCATCAGCCGCAATTGATCAATCTAAGATTTCAGGTTTGGTTAGCGACCTGAATTTAAAGGCTCCAAAAGCTTCTCCAACATTTACTGGAACAGTAACAGTTCCATCTCCAGTAAATCCAACAGATGCCGTAAATAAAGCATACGTTGACTCATATGCCCAGGATATTATACCTTTAGATAATTTGACTAGCCAATTTAACGGCGCAGAACAAAGGTTCCAGCCAAAATTCAATAATACTGTAGTAAACATAACCAACCCTCTTAGGCTTTTAATAAGCATTAATGGTATAATTCAAATACTAGGAAATCAAGATAATCATTGGTTATCTCCGATACCTCAAGAAGGTTTTTTTGTAGACTCTCAGGGTTATCTGAACTTTGGAGAACCTGTACCAAGAGGATCTACATTTGACGGTAGAGTTATGGGCGGACCCGCCACTAACTCTATAACCAAATCAAAGTATCCGTTTAGACCAATAGATATATTATTAGGAGCGTAAGCACATGGCAAGAAAAATTTTAGTAGAAACACATTATACATTTACACCATCGACTAAGACTTTGGTGATTCCAAAGGCAATCCCACGAGAGAGACTGCTTTTAATTACAAACGTTACCCAAAATCAGGTAATTTATAACTTCTCTGACCCTTCACTTAATGCAACATCTTATGTTTCATTAGAGGCAAATGGTGTCGAGACCACGACCATCGTTTTTGCATATAATACAGCAGCGATGTTGTCTACAGATAAAATTTCAATCACATTGGATGAGGTGGATGAATCATTTACTCCATCAGAAACAATGTTGGATCCAACAAATAAGCTTAGAGTAACTCAGCCACAAGCTCTTATTGATACAGACTTTGAATATGGAACACAGATTTCAAAGTGGGAAAACTTAGCTCTCTATAACAACAAGCCTTTTGCTTACGCATCTCCAACTCCAATTGCAAATATTGGATCAATTACTTACGGCTTGGGAACAAACGTTGTAACCGTATCATTAACTTCAGGAGTTGGTCCAAATAACGGAGACCCTATTTCTGTACAAGATACATTTGCTCCAGCAGCAAACGGTAACTTTGTTGTGGAGTCTGGTGGAGGAACAAATACATTCACTTATACAGCTTCTTCAAAAAATAGCCAAGCTAACCTAACAAATATTTTAGACACAAATAAAACAGCAATTTATAGAGCTACAGTATTTAGTGGCGCAAGAATTGGATTTATTCCAGCATTAACCTATTCTACTAATAGAATTAACGTTACTACTACAGTAGACCACGGACTAGCAATTGGAAACGAAATTGTTGTTAAGGGATCAACAGCTACAACAAATCCACCAAACGGTAACTTTGTTGTTGCAACAGTTCTTAGCCCAACACAGTTTGTGTATTACGCAAATAACGTTCCAACAGGAACACTAGGAGGGCCAACAGAAATTTATGTTAGACCTCAAGGTGTTTTCTTGCATAGACCAGCAGACGGCGGAGTAATTTTTGGTACTCAAGCTGGTTCTAACTACGGAGAAGCATATCGTCAAACAAGACGTTACTTTAGATATCAATCTGGTAAGGGCATTCAAATGTCTTCAGGAACAATTCTAAAGCCATACGCAGGTATTGACTCAATTACTTCATCTGGAACAACTGTAACTGTTGTTACAAAAGAAAAGCACTGTATCCAGCCAGGAACTATAGTAAAAATTGGTGGTGCTGATCAATCAGCATACAATGGAACATTCGTGGTAAACGATATTCTAGGATACAATAGGTTCTCATATACAGCTCTATCTACACCATCAAGCACTATTGCAACTGGCAACGTGTTTGCTTCTATTGAAGCATGGTACGGATGTCAAAATAGACTTGGTATGTTTGATGAGCAAAACGGAGTATTTTTTGAGTATGACGGAACAAAGCTTTATGCAGTTCGTAGAAGCTCAACAACTCAACTTTCTGGAAGAATTAACGTAACTAACGGTTCAGACGTTGTTGTTCAGTCACTTAGCGAACAACCAACATATTTTAGCAAGCAGTTAATTCCAGGAGATACAATTGTAATTAGAGGACAATCTTACAGAATTACTTCGATTACAAATGATATTGAAATGAATATTTCTCCTGCATATAGAGGAGCAACAGCTTCACTATGTATTTACTCAAAGACAATTGATACAAGAGTTCCTCAAGATCAATTTAACATGGACAAGGCAGATGGAACAGGACCTTCACAATATACAATGGACCTTTCTAAGATGCAGATGTTCTATATCGACTATACATGGTATGGAGCAGGATTTATCCGTTGGGGTGTAAGAGGTCCAAAGGGTAACATTATTTATTTGCACAGAATGCAAAACAATAACGTTAACACTGAAGCGTATATGCGCTCTGGTAACCTTCCAGGTAGATATTCTTCAACTACAAACCCTCCTTTTACAAGCCTAACAGATACAGTATTGACTACTGGCACATCTTTGCCAGTAAAAGATACATCAAGATTCCCTAGCTCTGGAACCTTGGTTGTTAGAAATACAACACAGGTTGAGTATGTAAATTATTCTGGTAAAACAGCAACATCATTTACTGGTTTAACTCGTGCAAAGCTTGGAGCACAAAACGTAGCAATTACTATTGGAAGCGGACAAAATAGAGGAAATATTACACTTGGTGCTGATACAGCAAAAATTCAGGTTGGTATGAGAGTCGTTGGGTCAGAGTATCCAGATGAGACTTTTGTATCTGCAATTAACTACGATACAGGAGCAATTACATTTAGCCAGCCAGTAGCTGCAGCTAACTCTGCTTTCTCAGCAGTTCCAATGGGATCAGATGTTCCTCTACAGTTTACCTATGACGCACAATCACCAGCATGTGTTGAGTTAGCTTTCCCAACATTTGCAGCAACTATTTCACACTGGGGAACATCAGTTATTATGGACGGACAGTATGATGAAGATAAGTCACTTATCTTTACATATGGACAGAGAACTGCAACTTCAGTTCCATCAGGAGCAACAAGAGCACTTCTTTCAATTCGTGTAGCACCTTCTGCAGATAACGGAATTGCTGCAAACTTTGGTGCTCGTGAAATTGTAAATAGAATGCAGCTTGCCATGAGGGCCCTTGACGTATCTGTATCATCAGGTTCAACAATTCTGGTACAGGCAATACTTAATGGAACACCATCACAGTCATTAACATGGACAAATGCAGTTGGTAACGTAACAGGCGCAGTCAACTCATCTCTTGCACAAATTGCAGACTATTCTGGTCAAAGCTCAACAGTTTCTGGCGGAGAAGTTACTGGTGGATTCTTTACCACTGGAACAAACTCAGTTGACCTAAGTACACTTAGAGATCTAGGAAACTCTATCTTGGGTGGAGGAGGAACCGTAACAACTTCTGGTATTTATCCAGACGGTCCAGACGTTCTAACAATTACAGCAACAAACCTCGGAGGGTCAACTGCTAGCGTTTACTCTCGTCTATCTTGGACAGAAGCATCAGCGTAAAAGAATAAGGAGGAGACTTAAATGTCTGTACAAAAAGTAAAAATACCTTATAACGCTGAACTATCAGTAAAAACTCTGTCGGTAGCAGAAGAATTTGGTGTTAATGGTTCCGCCACAAAGGTTTATTCAAATTATACTCTTTCTTCTTTAGACGAAAGAGACTCTATAATTGAAATGTCATTAAAGGTTGCTGGAACACTAACTATTCCAGCAGACACACCTTCTCTAACATTTCCAATAGGAACAACTATAGATGTTATTCAAACCAATTCTGGTCAAATTACTATAGGTAGTGCTTTTGGAGTTAATCTTAATGCTACCCCAGGATTAAAAATAAGAAGTCAGTGGTCAATTGCCACTCTATTAAAACGGGATGCTAACACATGGTTAGTATTCGGAGATCTTACGGCTTAGGAGTATAAGTGGGAAAGAAATCTGGTAAGAAGTCAGCAGCAGCAGGCGATTTTGAAAAGCCGTTGCCACCACTTAACCCTGTAGCAACAGATGTTGGAACAAATAGACTTTTTAATAATGGAGCCGCAACAGTAAGCTTTACAGTAGATCCATTAAGTACTGTTCCAACAAGCTTTACAGTAAGATCTACTCCAGGAAGTTTTACTGGTGAAGGATCGGCAAGCCCAATTACAGTTGTAGGACTTCAAAGTAATGTTAATTATACTTTTAAAGTTTTAGCAACAAATGCTAATGGTAACTCAGATGAATCTGTATCTTCAAATCAAATTTTAGCAACTACAGTTCCTGGTATTCCAAGAACTCCAGCAGTTTCGTCAACTGTAGCAGATCAAGATGTTGTATCTTGGACAGCACCAGCAAATGACGGTGGAAAAGCTATTTCTAGTTATAGAATTACATCTAGTGATCCAAACACTCAGCCACCTTCAGATGGAACACCAGGTCCAGTTTATAATAACGTAACATCACCATACACAATCTCAGAGGTTGGTGGAACTTCACAGTCTTATACAGTAGTAGCAATTAATGCTAACGGAACTTCTGTTGGAGCTACAACAAATCAAGTAACAACATTCTTTAGCCCACCGTCATTCTTCGGCCCACCAGGATTCTTTGCCCCACCAGCATTTTTCTTGCCACCAACTTTCTTCGTTCCACCTCTTTTCTTTACGCCACCAGATTTCTTTGCACCACCACGCTTCTTTGCACCACCACGTTTCTTTTCTCCTCCAGGGTTCTTTGCCCCTCCAGGATTCTTTGGCCCACCGTTTTTCTTTGGACCCCCAGCATTCTTTGGTCCTCCAGGATTCTTTAGCCCACCAGGGTTCTTTGCCCCGCCAGCGTTTTTTAGCCCACCACGCTTCTTCGGCCCACCGTTCTTCTTCGGCCCACCAGGGTTCTTTGGTCCTCCAGGATTCTTTGCACCACCACGTTTCTTCGGCCCACCAGGGTTCTTTGGTCCTCCAGGATTCTTTAGCCCACCAAGATTCTTTAGCCCACCACGTTTCTTTGGTCCTCCAGGATTCTTTAGCCCACCAAGATTCTTTAGCCCACCAAGATTCTTTAGCCCACCAAGATTTTGTATTCAGGAGGATACTCCTGTACTCACAACGGACGGGTACAAGAAAGCAAAAGATATTGTTATAGGAGACACACTAGCTACGCTAGACTTTGACGATATAACATACGGAGCAGACAATTGTTCGTTTGGAGTAGTTACAGCAGAATGTTCAGAAATAGTAAATTCATGGTCAGTTAATGAGTTAAAAAATCATAAACTATTAAATTCTAAAATAACTAATATTTTAACTGAATCTCATAATAAAACTATGGTTATTAACGATGATCAAGATAAGAGATTTTCATTAAAAGAAGATGTTTTAATTTATAAAAATAATAAATATGTTATTGTTACAGTTGAAAACTTATCTGTAGGAGATTCTTTAGTTATTTACTCAGATGAATCTATCAATATTGTTCCAATAACTAGTTTAAATATTATAAAAGAGAAAACAAATACAATTCTTTTCTATAGAGAGCCATACGGCATGATTATTGCTGGAGGTATGCTTGCATACAATGGATGCCCCATCCATATGTTGACTAACTAGATATTAAATGCTAAAGTAGGAATATGAATAAAATAGAAATATTCCCAGGTATATGGAAATTTGAAAATGTTTTTGATAAGTCATTTGATGTAATAAATGAAATTGAAAAAGCCGTATCAAAAGGGGATTGCTCTTGGGCTAAAGCTCAAGTAGGACTAGAAGAAACAGATATAGAATATAGAGACTGTTATGATTTTAAGCTAAGCGATTTAGGAAAAGATCATAATATATATAAACATCTTTATGAATCTCAAAAGCCTTATGTAGATGCATATTGCGATTATTACCAAATAAAAATGGGTTTTTGGGAATGGACTAATGTTGTTAAATATGGTCCAGGACAATATTTTAAAGAGCATGCAGATCATGGATGGTCATATATATCTACAGTTTCATTAGTATCTTATCCAAATGACGACTATGTTGGAGGAGAATTAGCTTTTCCAAAATTAAAGATTTTTGAAAAACCAAAGGCAGGGGACTTATACATATTTCCTTCTACCTATTTGTTTTCCCACGTAGCAATGCCAGTAAGGTCGGGAACTAAATATTCATTTGTAACAATGCTAGATTATAATGATGACACTCATACTGTAGAGTATGAAGAATATATAGATAGAAAGTATGGTATAAAATAATGTTTTCTCCAAATGCAGAGTACTTACATTACGGAATTGTTGTATATAGAGATGTTTTTACAAAAGAAATGGACCTTGTAAACAGACTAGAAAATTCTTTAAGTAAGAGCGAAGGTAAATATAAGTGGAATCAGTCTCAAACTGGTTATGCACATACAGATTTAAAATATAGAGATGCACACGATTTTAAAATTAAAAGAAATAGCGATGACAGTCTAATGCTATCAATGCAGTATGTTAATAAAGACAATAAAAAAGAGGCCGAAATAGAGTTAGAAAAAATTTGGGAAGACTCTTATAAAGCACAGCTAAAGCCAGTTGAAGAATATCGTAATGCTTTTGGACTTGCCCCATTAAACTATTGGGAGTCATTTAACTTTGTTAAGTATGGACCAAACCAACACTTCCAGGTTCATTCAGATCACGGATACTCCTACATTTGTGTGCTTTCTTCTGTTGGATATATTAATGATGATTACGAAGGCGGAGAGCTCTTCTTTGATAAGTTTAACTTAAAGATTAAACCAAAAGCAGGAGATCTTTATTTATTCCCGTCTTCTTATATTTATTCTCATGCAGCAATGCCAGTAACAAGCGGAACAAAATATTCAATTGTTACTATGCTAGATTATCTAGAAGCTCCACATACGCCAGACTATCGTGATATTGAAAAGAGATATACAGAAGGTTATGTATAAAATAAAAGCTTATGTTTCTTCTGAAGATGCTGCTACATTGTCTCCTTTACAGGCAAAACGTGAGTGGATGGAGCAAACATATGACAGACATGCGTATACTTGTTTCCCAGTAACTTTAACAAATACTCTTGGTTGGTCATTATCTTTTCCAGAAGACATAACTTTTGTTTGGGATGGAAAATCAGATTCTAGTAAAGATCACGTAAAAATTCTTGCTGGACATAAATATTGCTACACAGAAAGAGCTAATGCAACTATAAGTTTTAAAACAGGATTAATTTTTAAAACTGAAGAAAATGTTAGCCTACTTGGAATGCCAGCCCCTAATTACTTTTTAGATGGGGCTCAACCTTTTACAACAGCAATAAGCACTTCTTTTTATACTGCAGAATTTCCAGTAGCGTGGAGAATAACTAAGCCGTATACTCCAATTACAATTCCAGCAGGACACCCAGTAATATCAGTAATACCAGTGTCACTTGGCGAAATCGAGCTTTCAGAAATAGAGATGCTAAATAAAAACACTATGCCTATTTCTCCATATGCAGATCAATATAATGAAACAGAACATATTAAATATGTTGCAAAGCTTGCAGAAGAAAACAAGTGGACTAATTTTTATCGTGATGCTGTAGATTATTTAGGAAATAAATTGGGTAAACATGAAGTTAAAAGTTTAAAACTTAAGGTGGTAAATAATGCCAAAAATTAAATTTGGTTCTGCAAGACCTTATAATAATGAAAATGAGCACAAGTCTTTAGAGCCAGGGCCAGCTAAAAATTTTATGCCAAATTGGTGGAAAGATGCAACAAAATATTGGGTTGATGATAACGGAGATCCAATAATGGCAGCATACAATAAAGATGATGAGCTAGAAAAATCTTTAGGGTTTAAATCTTGTCCAGCACTCCTAGATGTTTTTTCAACAGGATATGTTTTAAGAACTCCGACAGACATAATGTTTGCCCAGTATGATGGAGAGCCACATGTAATTATTGATCCAAAATATAAAGATTTTTGTGAAGCAAGAAGTAGCATGCCACAGTTTGAATATCCTCATGGATATAGCAAAAAGCATTTTCATTGGTGGCCTAATTGGGGAATACAAATGCCAGATGGATATAGTGCTTTAGTAACTTCTCCTCTCAATAGAAATGATCTACCATTTTTAACAGTTAATGGAATAATAGATAGCGATAGGTATACTTTGCCAGGCTTAATGCCATTCTTTTTAAAAGAAGGGTTTTCTGGTTTAATTCCAAAAGGAACACCGTTTGCTCAGATATTTCCGATAAAGCGTGAGGCTTGGACTTCAGAGATGGTATACTATAGTAATGACGAAATGTACGATAGGCACATGTCAATCGTATCAAAATTTAGAGTTAAATTTGGCGGAGTTTATAAAAAAACAACTTGGGTTAAAAAAAGCTATGAATAAGGAGAAAAAATGGACAATATAATTTCTTTCGATAGTGACGTTTTGTTTAAAAGCGCTCACGACGATGATATCATTCAAAATCATGATTCTTTAGAAGAGGGTAAGCATATTAGAACTGCTAGAAAGTCAATCACCCCTTCAGGTTATTTTGGGTCTGGTCCAGAGATGATAGGCGAAATAGAAAATTTTCTTACAGAAGAAGAGTGCGACTATCTAGAAAATTTTGCCAGAAACAATAAGATCTGGGACGTAACCGAATCTCATTATAATGAAAATGGCACAATTATTTATGATCACAGACCATGGGAAAATAGAGTAGCTACACTAAACACCTTAATGAAAGCAGATCAAAAAGTTGTAGACATGCTTCGTGAAGTAATAGCAAGATTTAAACCAGTTATAGAAGATTTTTTTGGTGTTGTAGAAGTTGAGCCAACAAACCCAGCTATAGTTAGATGGCCAGTAGGAACTTTTCAATTTCCACATGCAGATAAAGAATTACACGAGGGTCCAGATGCAGGAACTGAAAACGATTTCCCTTGGTATGACCTAGGAACAATATTTTATTTAAACGAAGATTATGAAGGAGGGGAGCTTCATTTCCCATTACAAAAAATTGCATTCAAGCCAAAAAGAAGAGCGGTATATTTTTTCCCAGGAGACAAAAATTATATTCACGGAGTAGATAAGGTTACAAAGGGAACAAGATATACATCTCCATGGTTTTGGACTATTAAACAATTAACAAAGGAAGACAAGTGATTAGTCAAGAAATTTTAGATAAATATCCAACAATTAAAGAGTGGAAAGACGACGTCTTTACTGTTGAAAATTTTATTTCCGAGCAAGAAGCAGAAGCTATGATTAAATATTTAGAATCATTAGTTGAAAGTGGAAGACTTAAGTGGAATCAAATTTCTTTTTATGACTCTTTTGCAATGGGATTCTGGGACTCAGATCCTACTCTGCCAGAGTTTGGCCTACCAGAAGACTACTTTAACAGATTAAAGTTTAAATTTAAAAAGTGTGGCGAAGATATATTTGGACATAAATTTGCTGAAATTAGTTATCATGCTCAAAAGTGGGTAGAAGGAGCTTTCGCAGATTTTCATTCAGACAATTCAAAAGACGGTAAGCCAACAGCGTTTGAAAGAAGTAGATATGCTGGATTCTTATACTTAAATGATGATTTTGATGGAGGCATATTAAACTTTCAACATTATGATATAGCAATAAAGCCAAAGGTTGGTTTATATGCAATATTTAAAGGCGGACATGGTAACGAACACGAAGTCACTCAAGTCAAAAATACTAGAAGAGATAGATATACAATAGGATCTTTTTGGGATGACGCTAGAATGGAATATACAGACGAACAAAGGCAAAGGTGGGCTGATGAATTAGCTGCAACTAGAAAAGAACAAGATTTGTCTTACGATCAATGGGCAAAAGACAAAGCTGCTGGAAATGCTCCAATTTATAAGGGTAAGGGTGAATAGTAATGAATAATGTTAATGTTAAAGATTTGACAGAAAATCTTACAATTTTTGCTGATAAAATATTTGTTTTTAAAAATGTTATAAATTTAATGGAAAGTTGGCCTAGAGAGCTAGAAGAGTTAGATGCAAGATTTGAAGATGAAAAAACATTTAATATAAAAGGAAACCCATTAAAGCAGCTAGGTCCTTGGTTGCCATGGCCTGCAAACGATGACCCAGAGTATTTTTATGGTAGAACTAAAACAGGGCATTTTATATTTAATCATTCTTCTGAGCCATCTGGAGGAGATTTAATTGCCTATGATCTTGTAGAGGTTATGAGAAAAGCAGCAGAAGAATTGGCTCAAAAATATTTTAGTAGATTAGATATAAAGGACATACCTCATCTTCCTAGTACCTTTGAAATTAAAGAATACAACACTGGCTCAGACATGGGGCCACATTTTGATGATTTCCCAGGAGACGATAATCAAACAATATTATCTGCTGTTATTTATATTAATGATGACTATGAAGGTGGAGAATTAGCGTTTCCTCAACATAATATTACAATTAAACCAGAATCTGGATGTTTAATATTTTTCCCTTCTACTCCAGATTATATTCATCAGGCAAAAGTTGTTACATCTGGTAAAAAATATTGTGTTCCACTATTTTTCTATAAAAACCCTCCAGTATCAATTTCTGACGATAAGGGCTAAAGTAAATGAGCTACCAGTCAAAAATTATGCAAGAAAATCCAATAGGATTTTGGAGACTTGACGAGAGTAGCGGAACTACAGCATATGATTTTTCAGGATGCTCAAATAACGGAACTTACTCTGGAACCTTTAACTATAATATATTGCCTCTAGTTTCTGGTGGCACAAGAGGAACTTTAATCACAAACTCTTCTTCTATATCTCTTCCAGTAACTAAAAACTATTATGCTGTTACAGCAACAGAAGGTCTAGCAACTAAATATACAAGCGATAACGATTTTACGCTTGAAGCCTGGATTTATCCAATGTTTTATGGATCTTCTAACGATATACAAAAAATATTTGGTTCTTCTGAAACTGGAATATTTTGGCAAAAAGGAAATATTATTTTTAAGGTTGGATCTGAATCCGTAGAGTATAGCCTGCCATATATTAAAAAATCAATTTACTTAGTTGCAGTATATACAACCAGGTCTATTGTAATTTATATTGATGGTATACAGGCAGCCTCAAAAACTTTATCTAATTTTAAATTTTCTGCAACAAATTTTGAGCCATCAATAGGTCCTTGTAATACTGCACAGGATTCTTTTATAGTTGATGCTCCAGCAATATATAGATATGCATTAACAGATGCTGCTATAAAAAAACATTATATAGATGGTAATATCACATCTCCAGCAATTCAAGTTGTATTTCCAGACGAAGGAGTTTTGTTCTCTGGTACTGATGCAAATATAAGATCTACCTATGAGTACTCTTATCCAATTAATAAAAAATGGGAAGACATTTTATCTTCTAACACTTATTATGATAATGAATCTAGGTACGTTTCTTTTTATTCTGATTTATCTGGAGCACAAACATTTGTATATCAAGACTCTGTTTTAATACCAAATAGTTTAGGTCTAACTACATCTAAAATTGAATGGAGAGATTCCGAATTAGTTTCTGTTCGTTCAAGCGTAGATGGCATTAACTGGCAGGTCTGTACTAATGGTAGCCCAGTACCTCAGTATAAAATTGGATCATTTTCTTCAGAATATAAACTGTATCTTGAAATTACAATGACAACAACAGATGTTGCAAAATATAAGCCTAGGCTATCATTTTTTTGCGTAAGTTTTTATTCAGATAGAACTTTATACGCAGACAACTACGGAGACAAAATTACTTCAACTTCTGATTATAATTTATCTTCAATCAGGTACCCAGTATTGTCAAGAAATTATATGAATGGAATTAGGCCCTTATCAGACAAATTTACAATAAACACCCTATCAGATATAAAATCAATAGAAATGATTTACACTCCTACCGCAACTATCGGAAATGGGTTGGTAAATGGATTATCATGGAATAATAGCGGAGCAATAACAAAAAGTAATATAAGCAAGATATACATCAATAACGTAGATATTTCAACCCAATCAAATATATCATCATATTTAATCCCAGAGCAGCCACACCACATAGTGGTTGTTTTTACATCACCAATTACAGGGGCCATAGACCTAAATGTTGGTGGCGGACAGAACTTATATAAAAATATAGCAATATACCAAAAAGAAATTACTGGCAGTATTTGTGACACCCACTTTACCTTGTATACTGGGCAACCTCAGTCTAGCTTAACAGAGCCAGTCGTAACCCTGACAGATAGTGAGCTAAAATACTATAACAATGACTGGGTGGTTATCCAAAGCGTATAATTTGAACATTTTGATGACAAAATGTAGACTTATGTATTAAAGAATGGTATCATATTATCCTATGGATATTAAAAGATTAAATCAGACTACTGTTGAAGAAACAACACTTGGCATATATGTTTGGGAAATGCCAGACGGTAGATGGATTGGAGATGACGATGGCAATTTTCTTTCGATCACGTCAAAAAAAGGCAATAGATCCAGAATCGATGCTTTGGCTAGAGAAGTTCGCTCATACGGCATATATGAGGGCGGGCCTAAATTTCTTTCTAACAGAAGAAAAATATCAGACGAAGAATTTGAACACCAAAAACAAAGACTTGATTGGGGACTAGTTCCAGATCCTTTGGATATTGGAAACTATAAGGATGAAATGAGAGCCTTAAAAAATGGGGGAAATAAATAATGGAATTTATTGAAGACGATAATGAAATGCAAGATTCTATTAATATATCTAATGTAGCAGACTGGATGAAATTTAATGCGCCAAGTGCATCTACAGAAACAGACCCATTTAAGGTAGACGGAGAAGAATTACGAAAAATAAATGGACTAGGCTCCTCTTTTCGTAGAAAAATGGGAAGAGATCTTCAAAAAAGATTTGTTGGTATAGACGGAACTGCAACACAGCAAAACTTGTTAGCCCAAGCAATTACTGGCTACGCAATGTTTGATTTAATTGAACCACCTTATAATTTAGAATATCTTTCAAAAATTTATGAAATCTCTCCATACAATTATGCAGCGATAAACGCTAAGGTTTCAAACATTGTTGGCCTTGGTTATTCTTTTGAGGAAACAGGAAAAACAAAAGATGCGCTAGATGAAATTGATGATCCTAAGCAGCTTGAAAGAGCAAGAAATAAAATTAATAGAATTAAAAGAGACCTAGAGCAATGGCTAGAGTCTGTAAATGAAGAAGAAACATTTACTGAAACGTTAGTAAAGGCTTATGTAGATTTAGAAGCAACTGGTAATGGATATATTGAAATCGGAAGAACTGTTGCTGGAAACATTGGATATATTGGACATATCCCAGCAAAAACTATGAGAGTTCGTAGACTACGTGATGGCTTTATTCAATTGCTATATGGCAAGGCTGTATATTTCAGAAATTTTGGAGACTTATCAACAGAGAATCCAATTGCTGGTGCTGAAGATAGGCCTAATGAAGTTATTCATCTAAAGAAATATACACCTACAAATAATTATTATGGAATTCCAGATATTATTGCCGCACAAAATGCAATGGCAGGAAACGAATTTGCTGGTAAGTATAACCTTGATTATTTTGAAAACAAGGCTGTTCCAAGATATATTATTACAGTAAAGGGAGCAAAGCTTTCTACAGATTCTGAGAGAAAGCTTCTTGAATTTTTTCAAGTAGGGCTTAAGGGTAAAAACCATAGATCTCTTTACATACCTTTGCCACCAGATTCTCCAGACTCAAAAGTTGAATTTAAAATGGAGCCAATTGAAGCTGGTACACAAGAAGGATCTTTTAATACATACAGACTGTCAAACAGAGACGAGATATTACTTGCCCACAGAGTTCCTATTAATAAGGTAGGAACCCCAGCTGGAGTAAATCTTGCAGTAGCTAGAGATGCCGATAAAACATTTAGAGAACAGGTCTGTGGCCCAGCACAAAATAATTTAGCAAAGAAATTAAATAAAATTATTGAAGAAAAAACAGATGCTTTATTAATTAAATTTAATGAACTTACCCTTACTGATGAAGACACTCAGTCAAAAATTGATGAAAGATATTTGCGTATGCAGGTAATTACCCCTAATGAGGTTAGAATTAGAAAGGGTATGATTCCAATTGAGGGGGGAGACGAGGTCGTTGATTTAAAGGCTGATGCGGCAGCTGAGCAGGTTGCACAAGCTGGAAAAACCAGGACTAGAGATTCTGAGCGATCTGCAAATTCTCCTGATAAATCTGGGGAGGGTCGTAATGCTAAAGGCGATGGGCGGTCAGCAGAGTAATATCTGCTCGACTACTTATTTGCGTTATATAGTATAACGGTATAAAATTAAGCATATGAATATAGAAAAATCCTATTGGTCTGCCAATGGCGAAAGCATTC